GCTAGTAAAGATACTATCGAGGGTGTCATCGCTGTCAACAAGCACACAGCTAGCAAATTGTCGAAGTGGAGTTCGCACTCCCGCCATGATAGGTGTGGGAATGTTGATTTTGTGTTTTGAGATTGCGTCATAGTACCTCTTTACATATGACATACGAGTTTGCTTTGGATACTCTGCAAAAATTGTCAGAGCAATCATCATGTACATGAACTGGGGGGTTTCATAGACCTTTCCCGTGCTTCTATCTTGCACCAGGTACTTGTCAACGACTTGACGTAGACCCGCATAAGTGAACAAGAAGTCACGATGATGATCAACGATGTTACTAACCTTGACCAATTCTTCTTCATTATAGTTATCAAGAATTGCTGGGTCATAGAGACCTTTCTTAACACATGTCTTAATATGATCGATTAGTGGAGGAAGTTCTCTCATACGACCAAATACAGACTTGCGTACTGAGAACAGCAACAGTCTAGCAGCAACAAACTGATAATTAGGATGATCCAAATCAATCAAGTCAGAAGCAGAACGAATCAGAATCTCCTGAATCTCTGCCGTAGTAATTCCATCATAAAACTGAATACCAGACTGAATCTCAACTTGACTTGCAGAGACGCCTGCAAGGTCCTTACATGCCTCATCAACCATGACGTGCATCTTATCTAGGTTGATGGGTTCAATTTTACCAGATCGCTTTACAACCTTAATACCGTTGCTCATATCTTCTTCCAATTAGTAAACTTTAACTTTGCTTGTAAACCTTTGTATACATTACATTCTATCAGATTCTGAACATCAAGTCCAGACATCACCATATCATTTATGTCCTTCAAATTAATATTATCTGGCCAAATAACTACTTGATAACCTTTGTCGATGGTCTTGGCGATCCTATCGACGATTTGTTTGTTTCTAGGTTCGTTATCGTAGACAAAGACAGGATTGCTAATCCCCCACATATCAACAGCAGCGTCAGCTCCACACATAGCAATCGAATTGCGTATAAACGTGCTGTCAAATGGTCCTTCTGTAACGAAGACTGGAGCATCTTTTCTGATTGTATCAAGTCCATAGATTTTTGGTGCGTCATCATCGAGCATCACGGTAATGTATTTAACCTTGCTGGAACCTAAAGATCTTCCCTGATATCCAACAAATTTATTGTTATAGATTAGAGGAATAATAATTCTAGGTTCATCATACTTAGTATTGTCAAAAGTATGAACCATTGTATTGGTCCACTCTTTAAACTTGTCCACATAATAAAATTTATCTGAATCAATCATTCTAGATTCAAGATATTTTTTTGCATCACTATTAGTTGATGCTTTAGGAATTTTCAATAAATCATTACTTTCAACTTTCCTGATAAACTTGGGTTTTTGAAAATTGAACTCTGGTTCTTTTACAGTAAAATTTTTCCCAGTGTGTCCTTCCTTAAATTTCTCAAGAGAATATTCTTTATACAAGTCTGAGTCAAACTGCTTTAAGAAATTATTAAAGGACAAACTAAGTCCACAGTTATGGCATTTATAATTCGTGTTGTTCTTTACTCCATAAAGATATCCACGCGCCTTGCTCTTACTCTTCTCGGAATCTCCGCAGATAGGGCACCTGAAGTTGTAGAGATCAGGTTTGACCCTCTTGAATTTGTGCAGTCTCGTGGATATTAGATTGATGAACCTAACGTCAACAAAATCCATAATTTAAATGTGTATGGTTCGATCTTAACACTCCCAAAACCTACTGTCAACCTCAACCTCCCATAGGCAGACAGTAATCATACTGGTCCACATGAAGACTGAGTTAGAAAGTTTTTGTAAGTAGTAAACTGAATCTTTGTGTCTGTTCATGGTTCGTACCAAACCATGAATATTTATTTTTGAACCCTAACTTGAGGTGCTGGTTCTGGAAGTAAAATGTTACCAAAAATATCTGGTGCTTTTAAAATTGTCACAGCAGCGATACCTAGACCAACAGCAATCCATCTAAACTTGTAAAGGTCATCAACCTTCTTCTCCATCTGTTCAAACTTTTCACTAAATCTCTCAAACATCTTCTCATCATATCTCTGATGATCGTTGATCATTTTAATGATTGCTTGGTTTGCTTTGTCACCTTCGTCAAGTCTATTCTCGTGACGCTCTAAGATGACAGCAACTTTGTTACTATTCTCTGAGATAGTCCCAACTGCTCTTTCAAGTTTGTCAAGCATCTCTTTGGAGAGATCTTCATAAATGTCAAGTTTTGATTCTAAAACCGCTAATTTCTGAAGACCAAATGCCATAACTACATCCAATTCTTACGGGTGTTTTTTGGGTAAATATATCTGTTTCTTTTTTTCTTAAAAAACTTATAAGTGTTGCCAGCAACAGGTCCAGCAGCATTAGAGTTTACACCAAAACCGCCGCCAGTGCCTGGAGCATTGGCGACCATATTTTCTCTAATGTAATGGATGATCCTGTCAATTTTCATTTCTATAAACCTTTTGAAGCTCTGCTAAACACGCTATGTCAACAGGTATATCATGAATATATGTTTTTGGATAATCTGGTAATCGATTTAAGAATATAATAAAAGTTTTCATTGTATCCCACAGATCTCTCTCTATTTTATAAAACAGCATTGGAGTTGCTGCTTCACCAAAGAGATTGTATAGAACGATAAAATGATTAATCAAAAGATGTGTTTTAAGTTGTCCGCTATTTCTATACCTTTTAAGTAATCTTTTTATGTACTTAAAATGGTTTAGATCACGATCAAAGTCTTCCTTTGTTACCGCTTGTGGGTTTTCATAATTTTTTATAGCGAACAACAAAAAATTATCTTCATTCAACTCAGTAAAATTCATACTATGCTAATCTATCATACGTTAGGGTTTGTGTCGTAGATAGGAGCATTACCAGTTGCAATACCAGACATTGCAACCAGAACTTCTTTCTTAACTCTCAGTTCACCGTGTTGGTCAACGTATGTTGTAACTCCAACCCAACCACCATGACCTGGTTCGTATGCAGACTTCAGTGTGTTTTCTACACCAGCAGTACTGACGCCAAGAACAATCTTGTCCTCAACACCATATGATGCCTCACTAAAGGTGGAATCACCTACAGTATAAACAGGGCACTGAGAGACGGTGAACGAAGTGGCAGCAATTGCTACACCACTAAGTCCCGCAGTAGAACCAATTGTAAGTTGTGTTGTGCTCGCAATGCTGACAATAACAGCATCGCCAAAATAAGTACCAGCGCGATCACCAAAGCGGATTACATCACCTTCCTGAGCACTACCCGAATCACCAAAAGCGGTGCCAGATCCTGTGCAAATACCAGTGGCGTAGTTGAGAGTCACTGTACCTGCAGAGGTTACGTTATCACTATTTCCCCAGAGTGCCATGTCTTACTGTCCGTAAAATTCAGTTATCTTTTTTTATTTATAAAATCTTCCTAGTACAAAAGAGGGGAGCAGTGCTCCCCATGTCGTCAATTTTCTCTTGCTTTGATTGCTTTGGAGACAACTTCAAGAAGTTGATCGTCCATGTCAGTCTTGGTCAACTTAACCGCTTTAGCAAGGATAACAAGACAGATCTCAATGAGTTTCTCACCGAGTTCTTCATTTTCTGGAATCTTTGAGACCGCATCGGAAATTACCTTTGATGCTAGTGGGAGTAAAAATGCAAGCATGATAAACCTCAGTCTGCTATACAATCTATATAGCAGACTTAAGGATTATTTAATCAATCAGATTCACCAGCTCTTGGTCTGTATGGATTGGGTTTAGGTGCTCTCTTGCGTGCAAGTTCTGCTCTAATCCTATCAACAGGGGTTCTCCCCTGATAACCTTTTGCACCAGGATCCTTTTTCTTACCTTGAGGTTTGATTGGTTTCCTTCTAGAAGACATCAATCCACCAGTGCTTCTAAGTTCTCTTTCAAGACCTCTCATTGCTGGTGGTGGTGGATTACCGCCCTTTACTGAGGGTTTACCAGTCTGAGGATCTTTACCAGTTTCTTTAGCGTAACGAGTACGCTCATCAACAGATTCTCCTTCTGGTTCAAAAGAGTTACTAAGCTCACGCTTAATTTCACCCTTCAATGCTGCCCTCTCGTCAGCATCTTTCTTTTTCTTTTTAATTGCTGCTGCCTTATTTAACTCAATCTCAGCTCTAGCATTTTGTGCTTGCTGACGTTCAGTATCCTGTTGGCGAGCTGATAGCGAGGAGATAGAATCTACCGCCTCGCTAGGTCCTTTTTTGCGTCTTGTACTCTCTCTCTTGCTCTACGAGGTCCTACTCCCTTGTAAATTCGAGATGCTTGTGCTGCTTTTTTTGCAGCAGTTTCCCTGTCTCCAGCAACTGCTGCTCTTCTTCTCAACTCGTCTGCTTTTTGTGAGGCAGTTAAAGCAAGGTGAGAAGAGATCTCTTGAATATCAATACCAAGAGTCTCAAGAGTTGCAAGATTTTCAGTGATTTGATCCATAAGGATCTCTTCGACTTGTTCCTGAGTTAATTCATTAACATCAAGAACTTCCCCACCAAGTCTTGCTACTGCTTCCTGAAGTTCAGGATTAACAATGATGGTGTTTTTTACACTCTTCTCAGTAATCTTCTTTTGCTTCTCTTCACCAGCAACTTCAACCATAGTCTCTTCTTGAAGACCAAGTTCACCCTTCCAATCTGAGAAGTGTGACTTGATGTTCTGCTTCTTACCACGCTTTGCCATCGCATTACCGATTGCTTTGCGCTTCTTCATGATGTACTTATCAGAAGAATCATTATTTCTGCCGTTGTTATTTACATCACTATCTTCCTGACCTACTGGATCAAGGTTATTACCTTTCTTAGCAACCTTCTTCTTATTCTTATCACCTTCATAGGGATCACCATAATCACTAGGTGTCACCGATTGAATTTGAGGATTGCTTCTCAGTTCATGCTTCTTCTTCTGGTCTGCCATTCTAACATATGGCTTTCCATAACCCTTCTTAGGAGTTACGCGGACTTGCTCCTTATCACCCTTTCTGAGTTCTTGGAGATCATCACCCATCTGAGCAATTTCATCACCCATGTTGAGTTTTTGTCTCTCTGCAGGTGTTAAGGTTGCAGATCCTCTCTGTGCTCCTCTTGCTGCTTGCTTCGCTTTTACCGCAGGATCATTGGACTTGTGTCCATAACCATGAAGACCAGGATTTGATGAAGTGGTTTTGCGATGATCACTTCTTTGCTTTTGAGCAAGTCTTTGTCTTGCTGCTTGCTTTACCCTGTCACCATAGGTTGGTTTATCCGCAAGTGCAGTTGCTCTGTCTGCTGCAGCACCACCTCTGGTATTTGCTGCAATTTTATTACGAATAGCGGTCTCATCATGACCACGCTTTGCCATCGCAGTTGCTTCGTCAACCTCAAACTCTTCTTTTGGACCACTAAAGAGCATTGCTTTAGCAGCATCTTTTACAGGAGCAGAAGCATTTGAATTCTGAAGAGACTGAGTAAATGCTCTCTCCAGAGGAATGCCTTCTCTTCTTGCTTTATATCTTGTATCGTAAGCAAGTTGTCTTGCTGCTTTCTTTACATTGTCATCCCCGCCACCATCAGACTTCTTCTCGCCTTCATCTGATTCGCCTGAAGAACCAGAAGACTTATCTAATTGAGGTTTAATTTTTGCTTCCATCTCCGTCAGGTATACCTGATGAAGATCGGTGACGACATGCTTAAGGTTTGCCATTACTCTAATACTTCTGTTTTTTTGCCTTGTATTTATTTATGAAATTCCTGATCTTCTTTGTACCAGTCATTTTCATAGCATACTCTCTATGAGCATCTGTACCAACTTCTCTTTGATGTGCAGGAACTCCAGATACTTCTGTCCACTCCTTTACATCTCTGATCCATGATTTAAACATCTCATCATCTTCAGTAACACAAATGAGATGATTAGTTCCTCTACGAACAATCTTACCAATCTGTCCTGTTTTTAAGTTCTCAACGTAAGTTCCTTCAATAAAGATTTCACCAGCAATATATTTCTCTCTAAGAATTTTTTCCTGGTCCCTATCAATTTGTTCTGGAACTTCAGTTGTTACACTATTTTTTTTCTTTTTTACACCAGTAACCTGAGTCGATACTGGTCTTTGGTTTGCGACTGTTCTTTTTTGTGGGGGATCTGGTTCACCCAAAACTTGGTTTTGGTTATAGAACTTCAATCTGCCACCAACATTTTTCGCAATAAATTCTCCCGTTTTCTTGTCATGGAATCCACCATGACCATCGGGAACCAATCCAAGTCTTCTCCCATTAATGGAAGCAATAGACTTAGACTCCTTGACGAATTGCGAAAACTTTTTCATATCTATCAGGATATACTAATATTTATTCTTTAAAACTGTTCAGGTTAATCTCTTCAGGTCTTCTTGAAGTTTATCATTGAGATACTCATCAAGATTTTTAAACTTCATTTTTCTAAGGATATTGTCAATCAATTCCTTCTTTAAAGGTAGTGTAACTCGGACTTTGGTATCCATTAGTATCATAGAATAGATTGTCTTATATATTTATTCCCAACAATATAATCTATACAAACAACACTTCTAGGTGTAGACATATTGTTTTCAACCCTGTGTTCAGACATAGGATGAAATATATAAAACTCACGATTCTTGAATTGTTTAGTCTCTACACTACCATCATCACTTCTTATTTGGATTATAGATGAGTTATCTTCCGTCTCATCAATATCCAATCCCCACATGATTCTAAGTAATTGAACACCAGGTATATAATCTTTATCAATATGCCAATTTAAAGATTGACCAGGATCCAATACATTTATTGCACAGACTGTTGTCATTCCTATAGATGACAATACTTGAGTCAGTATCGGTAGTTTAGATGTATTGATATGATATAAATTGTTCTCAGCAAAAAGGGGTGCAATATGCCACCCCTTCTTAGAAGAGTCTCTCAATCTTGCCCTATAGTAAGTCTCATATCCTATAGGGTAACCTTGAGAGTGCTCTTCAATATATTCTTTTTGTTCTTGAGTAAAGTCTCTAAATTCTAACTCACCAATATTATTCCTATACTCTTCTAATATACTTTGATGATAGGTATTCAGAAGAGCAAGTTTATTAGAAATACTTTGGTAAGGAAGAAAGTTACTCATCAAGATGTAGATTTTGTTTTAACTGCTTTGCTCATAGGTCTCCTTCAACACGGTTTTCAGAACGTTCAATAGTGAATGCACCTTCAGGATAGCGAGCACTCAGTTTTTCAAAGTTCATCTGAATCACATCATCAAGACTGATGTCAAGTGCCATACATGCTTGAGCAACATACCACATAATGTCACCAACCTCACGCTTCATGTGAAAGACATTCTCTTCAGTATAAGGTTTGCCTTGAAGGAAGATCTTCTTAACAACCTCAGTAAACTCACCTGCCTCTGCAGTGAGTCCAAATGCAGCAGTCATGAGTTGAGTAACATTTGCACCACTTGCTTCCAACTCACTCAGTCGAGCAGAGAGAACAGGATAGTTAAGACTAGGAGCACTGGTGGTTTGCTTTACAAATTCAACGTACTTTTGAGTATCAATGTTTGCCATAATTAAGATACTGGAATGTTAAAGGACATAATTGTTCTGATTTTATCAGAATAATGTGGTGGTGCTTCGTGCCCAAGCATTGCTGGGAAGAATATTATATCACCCTCTTGAATATCAGGCAATACAGCACTTTTAATATCACCAAAAAATGGGTCTGGGAACGGCGGATAGAATGTTGTAGATGTGTGTTCTACTGGATCAAACTCAACGTAAAGGATTGCAGACATGCTACCAAACCCATGGTTATGGAGACCATGGCGTTCTCCCTTTTCATATTTTTGGGACCACAGTTGCCACCTATCCAAAGAACTAAATGGAAGACCAAATCCAGGAAGAACGGAATCTAAATCCTCCTTCATTATATCATACCATTTATCAAAGTAAGGACCTCTCCCATAACTTGTAAAATAATCAGTATGACACTCATGCCACCCCAGACTTGCTTCGTTGTTAATGAGATCTAAGAGAAGGGGTTTTTTTGTTTCCCAATCAACTACAGAATGTTTAACTACAGTAATTGGTGGGAATAACTGCCTACTTAGCAATAGTCCTTGTGTTTCCATAATGAATAACCTCTAAATTATCTGAACTGAACTTTCTCCAAGGATCTACTACAACACTACCTTCGGGAATCTCACAATACATTTCATCTCCTGGAGCATCGTCCCAATACCTATAAGTGGTAGTTGCACTATGTGCAAGCAAGAACAAAGCGGGTTCATCAGAGTCCCGAACATCTCCAGTGCATTTATCAACATAGGTTACAGTCTTTCCGTATTGTTCGCAGTAGTATCCAACTAAAAGACTATAACTACCATCAATATATTCTACAAGGGGTTTGTATGCTTTACCATGAATAACAATTGGGAGATTTTTTTCTTCTGCAAGATCAA